GAGGTCATTGGTATTGTTGGTAGCAAGTTCAACTCTGTTACACACAAAGAGTTCTTTGACAAAGTGTGCAGAACTATGTCTGAACAGCTTGGTGATGAAGCAATGGAAGGTGCAAATGTAAAGTGGAACAATGCACGTAATGGTGCATTCGCTATGCTTGACGCAACCCTACCTGCGACTAAGGCATTAATCACGACTGATAAGCAACAGACAGAAATATCACAAAGAGTGATAGCTCTGCATGGTGTGGATGGTTTGTGTTCTAACCAAGTATTCTTTGGTGCAATAGATTTCTTCTGCACAAATGGTATGATCAGAGGTGAGCATGACAAGGTGCGAAGAAAGAACACTACTAACTTTAGTATGCATACCTTTATCAAGGAGCTAGAGAATGCTAACAGTGATTTCTATGCACAGGCTGAACAGTTACAGAAGTGGGCTGACACACCTCTTGAGTATAACTCTGTAAGAGATATGCTTCATTCCCTCATGGGATCTGAGCAGAAAGGTGACAAGATGCTTGGGTTATATTCTAATGAGGTGATGGATAGAGGACACAATGCCTTTGCTTTGTACTCTGCATTCACAAACTATGCGTCTTACGCTGATGAACGTAATGGTTTTAAGTTACGTAACACAGGCAATGACACTAATGCAGTGAGCATGTGGGGTAGAGAGCAGGAAGTTACCAAGTGGGTATCGTCCAAGCAGTTCAAAGAACTAGTGGCAGCCTAATGAATTTACCTCGCTACGTACAGCAGAGGTACACACCAAAGGGGGTGAGAACATTTAGGTTCAATCCCCCTCGTCAATTAGTTGACAGTGGTGTAGTATCTCGCAAGGAATTGGGTCAGGATTTTAATAAAGCTAAGATCTTGGCTCAACAATTGAACAAGCTGATAGATGAATATCGTGAAAGGCAACTGACAGAGATGGTAGTTAACAGATCTACTACCCTATCAGAACTGTGTAATGTATACCTTTTATCTAATGATTTCAAAGCCTTACGTGACTCAACTAAAGCTGATTATATTTATTTTATTAAGGTACTTACTGAAAGTTTAGGTAACAAGAAGTGGCATACTATATCTAGTAAGCTAGCCAAGAGGACTTATGAACTTTGGGTCAGGCGAGGAGTGTCCTTTGCTAACCATGTTTGTAGTGTAGCATCTCGTGTCTATAACTATGCAACTGAAATGGAGTATGGAAATCATAATCCTTTCTCTGCTATTAGAAGGAAGTCTACTAAACCTAGACGTGTAGTGTGGACTAGAGAACAGGTATGTCAATTTCTTGACTATGCCTATGCTAACTATGAGTATCGTAGTGTCGGACTAATAGTACAAATGGCATACGAGTGGTGTCAAAGAATAGGTGACATGAGATTATTAAAGTGGTTAGACTTGGACATGGACAAAGGACAACTTACTTTAGAGCAATCCAAACGTAGATCAAAGGTGTACTTGCCTATCAGTGATGACTTATATGGTATGCTCATGGAACAGAAGGAAGACTTTGGCTTTCAACAGTACGTATGCCCCAATTTAAAGCCTATACAGGGGGTGTTCCACCCTTACAGTATGGAAAGGGTATCGAAAGTTGCAAGGCGAATTATGAGGGATATACAGCTACCTAATGAGCTACGTCTAATGGACTTGAGAAGGACAGGAGTTACAGAAATGGTTGACAGTGGTGTCCCGATGGGGCAGATTATGTCAGTGACAGGACATACAAATGTACAGTCGGTCAAGCCGTACATGAAACACACATATGAGAGTGCGAAGAATGCTCTCGACACAAGGAATAAATACAATGCATAATATATATAACATATTAAGTGATAAAGATATTGTTAATGGTGAAACAATTAGAATGAATTGTCCTGAGTGTGGTGGATTTAAAACATTTACTGCCACCAACAACATGGGCAAGCTATTGTGGAACTGTTATAAAGCATCGTGTAATTTGTCAGGCTCTAAATCAGTACATCTATCGGCTGATGACATACGCAGGACTATTAGCAAAGAGGAGTCCGATAAGTTAGATGACTTTGCTATGCCTGAGTTTGTTGTACCTTACAATGGACAAGGTGATCTGTTAAGATTTGCCGAGAGGTATAAGATATCTGTGAATGACATGGAGTATGACGTAAAAGATAACAGGGCAGTGTTTCCCATTATACATGGTGGCTATGTAGTAGACGCAATAGGACGTAGCCTTAGAAATAGTTTGCCTAAGTGGAAAAGATATGGGAATAGTGGGTTGCCATACACGTATGGGTATGGTAAGATCGCTGTAGTTGTTGAGGATTGTGTCAGTGCTATAGTTGTAGCTAAAGGCAGTGACGTATATGTTGGGGTTGCTGTGTTAGGTACATCACTGTCTGATGTACACAAGAAGTACCTGTCACAATTCTCTTCAGCAGTGATAGCTCTAGATCCTGATGCCCTACCAAAGGCAATGGAATTTTTTAAAGAGTTAAAGAGTATAGTAAAAGAAGTACGAGTGCTTAGATTAACTGACGATTTAAAATATAAACACCCTAACGACATTGAAAAACTAACAGCAATAGGAGATGAGATACATGGAAACAGCATTAATACGTAGTCTTATGAAGAAAGACTTCTATGACGAGCATAGAGGTATTCGTTGTCCTGATAAATTATTTAGTAAGGACTTACGTAAGATAAAGAACTCAGTTGATTATGCCATGCAAAGATATGACAGATCTGTAACACCAGATGAAGTTGAAGCTTTGTTCATGGCTAACAACCCGACTATAACAACAGCACAGAAGCAAGCCTTTAGTGATCTGTTCTTTCGCATTAAGAAGGAGCAACCACTAGGGAATGACGTAGCACAAGAGGTGCTATCCAAGTTGTTCCAACAGGTAGTAGGTGAAGAGATAGCTAACTTGGGATTTGATTATGTAAATGGATCTCAGTCTAGCCTTGAACCTTTACGTAATATGTTGGAGCAGTATGGTGATGACTTCATACCTACTATGAATATACAGTGGGAAGACATGTCAATAGATACCTTGCTATCTCGTAATGATCTGGAAGCCAGATGGACGTTCAACATCCCAAGTCTTACACGTAAGATAGAGGGAGTGAACGAGGGACACCTGATTGAGGTAGGTGCTAGACCTAACACAGGTAAGACATCCTTCCATGCTTCCATGATAGCAGGAGACAACGGTTTTGCTAGGCAGGGTGCTAACTGTGTTGTCTTATGTAATGAAGAGGGAGCGCACCGTGTGGGTATGAGATACCTAACTGCTTCTTCTGGCATGGATAAGTTTCAAATAAAGGAGAACCCTACTCTTGCACGAGAAAGGTATGCAAAGGTCAAGGAGAACATCCGATTGTTTGATGCTACAGGCAGAGACATGGCATGGGTTGAGAGCCTAGCTAAATCAGTCAAGCCTGATGTGTTAATACTAGACATGGGTGACAAGTTTGCTAGGACAGGTGGCTTTTCTCGACAAGATGAAGCCCTAAAAGCTAACGCAGTCCATGCTCGTATGATTGCCAAGCAATATAACTGTGCTATATTCTATATGTCTCAGTTATCTGCTGAAGCAGAGGGCAAGGTTATACTTAACCAAGCCATGATGGAAGGCAGTAGAACAGGTAAGGCAGCTGAAGCTGATCTTATGCTGCTGCTAGCCAAGAACCCTGATGTTGAAGGTGAAGAGGAACAGTCTCCTCAGAGACACATCAATGTCGTAAAGAACAAACTGTCTGGTTGGCATGGCAAGATTGTCTGCGAACTAGACTACAAGACAGCGAGGTACACAGCATGATTGATACAACAACGTTAAATAGTGGTGAAAAAAATATGGTAGAGTTTCTTAGCAAGGGCAGATTTGATAGGGCTAGGGCTAGGAATGCACACTTTAGAAAGATGGGTACAGGTAAAGACAATTATTTTGCAGACAGGATTGGTATGTATGCTGAGTTAGCATTTGCCAAGATGACTAATAATTATCCAGAGCAGGTACTATCACCCATATGTAATACAAAAGAAAGTGGTAATGATTTAGGTGATGTAATATTTAATGATAAAAAGTTTGATGTGAAGTCTACTCACCATGAGCATGGGGTGTTGTGGATAGATAAAGTAAATGAATCTGTTGACTACTATGTGTTTTATGTGATAAAAGAGTTAGACGATACAGTACAAGCAGACTGCAAAGGAGTTATATTAGCAGAGGATTTACATAGTAAGCCTATGGTACACAGAAAACAGTTTAAGTTTCCTTGTATGTTTGCAGATCAGAATGAGTTAATACCTTGGATAGATTTTATAAAAAGGATACAGAACTAATGAGACTAATACTTGATGTAGAGAATACCGTAACCAAACGCAACGACAAGATGCACCTTGATCCTTTCGAGAGTGACAATAGTTTAGTGTTGGTGGGTATGAAGACAGATGATATGGAGCAGGTGGTCACGTTTGATCATAGTGATGCCGAACCCACACCTAATGGACAGAAGATAGTTCAGGAACAACTGGACAAGACTACTGTACTGGTGTGCCATAACGTAGCTCACGATTTATTGTGGCTATGGGAATCTGGATTCACGTATGACGGTGTAGTATTTGACACAATGCTAGGCGAGTATGTCTTGCAACGTGGACAGAAACAACCACTGTCATTAGAGCAGTGTGCATTACGTTACAATCTTGACACGCTTAAACAGGACACTCTTAAAGAGTACTTCAAGAACAATGTGTCAGTGCGTGACATACCGTACACAGAACTTGCCGAGTATCTTATACATGACCTGAGAGCAACATACGAATTGTCTAATCATATCTATGATAAGCTATTATCTGATGACTCAGATCTTATGGACACAGTAAACCATACTAATATGGTAGCCGTGTGCTTGTGTAAGATATATCAGCGAGGATTCAAGGTAGACTTGTCCAAGCTAGATGAAGTTAGACGAGAGTTTGAACAGGAGAAACAGGGCATAGTCAAGGAACTTATACAACAAGTTCGTGATCTTATGGGTGACAGGATTATAAATCTTAATAGTCCAGAGCAGTTGTCTTGGGTTATCTATAGTAGAAAGCCTAAAGATAAATCAATGTGGGGTAATATGTTTGACCCTTACATGAACAAGCAGGACTTTCAGGACACTGTTAGATCGCATAGTGATGTCATCTACAAGGTCACAGCTTCTACCTGCCCTACCTGTAGAGGTCACGGTAAGGTGACTAAGATACGTAAGGACGGTACACCCTACAAGAAACAGAACAAGTGTGTTGATTGTAGTGAAAGTGGTTGGCTATATAAGACCAGACCTAATGAGGTTGCAGGTCTACGGTTCAACCCACCTACAGCTAAGTGGGTGAGTGCCAATGGGTTCAGCACTAACAAGCTTAACCTTGAGGTGCTAGAGCATTTTGCTAAACGTAATGGTAATACTAAGGCAGAGTTGTTTCTTAAAAGAGTACGAAGACTGTCTGCTTTAGACACCTACCTATCTAGTTTTGTTGAGGGTATATCTACCTTTACCAAAGCTGATAGTAAGCTACACGTTAGACTGCTACAGCACCGTACTGCTACAGGACGGTTCAGTGGTGCAGATCCTAACATGCAGAACATGCCTAGAGGTGGTACGTTTCCTGTGAAGAAGATCTTTGTGTCTCGTTGGGACGGTGGCAAGATACTTGAAGCTGACTTTGCACAGCTAGAGTTTAGAACTGCTGCATTTTTATCACAAGATGCTACTGCCATGAAAGAAATTGAAGAGGGCTTTGATGTACACAGCTATACTGCACAGGTTATAACTGATGCAGGTCAGCCTACGTCCAGACAAGAAGCCAAGGCACATACGTTTGCACCTTTGTATGGTGCGACAGGCTTTGGCAGATCTCAGGCTGAAGCTTCCTACTACGAGCAGTTCACTAAGAAATATGTGGGTGTGGCACAGTGGCACAGGCAACTAGCAAGTGATGCTGTTAGCACAGGACGTGTTAGAGTACCATCGGGTAGATGCTTTCACTTTCCTAATGTAGTTAGAAAAAGTAATGGTACTGTGTCCCACTTCACACAGATAAAGAACTATCCTGTTCAGTCATTTGCTACGGCTGACATAGTTCCCTTGATATTATTAGAGATGGAGCATAGGCTCATCCCTTTTAAGAGTTGTATTGTAAACACGGTGCATGACTCTATCGTGATAGATGTCCACCCTGATGAGGTACAAACTGTATTAGATTTAGTAACGAGTATAAATGATAACCTTAAAACTATCATCGACAAGCGTTGGAATATAGACTTCAATGTCCCATTGAAATTAGATACAAAAATTGGAGACAATTGGCTTGACACCAAAGACGTGTGATGGTATAACTATAAAACATTTTAATCATAAGGAGAAAAAAATATGAATAATGATATTGTAACAACGACTATTAGTGACAACTTTGACGAGATGGCTAAAGCTATGGGATTAGCAGGGTCACCCTCGACTGAGGTTGAAAAGAAGTCAGTTAATCAATTAGCTAGACTTCGATTAAATCACTCACCTATCATGGGTAGTGAGGAAGTAAATGGTAAATCAGTAAATGTAGAGAAGGTAGCCAGTGGTACTTTTAAACTGGACGTACCTGATGATGCCACCTATTACCAAGGTGACATTGAGATCAGAGCGTTTATGCAGAGGTATATGTATAAGCGATTCATTAAGGGTAATGATGATACACCTAACAAGTTTATCAAGACTGTTATGGCTGACAACCTAAATGTTGATCTAAAGGACAACGATGGTGGACATAATTGTGGTAAACCTGCAGGGTTTATTCAGGACTTTGATGCCCTACCTGATAAGCAGAAGGATCTGATCAGGCAGATCAAGAGAGTGCGTGTTGTGTTTGGTGTAGCCAAGTTTGACAAGGCACAACGAGTTGAGGGTGACAACATAACGGATGCTGACTTGGGTTTTGTCCCATTTATATGGGAAGTGGAAAACAAGGAAGCTTTCAAAACAATAGGTATTCCTTTTGAGAAGTTGACTAAACTTAAAAAGTACCCTCACAATCATACAATGTATGGTAGTTCAGAGGAAAGAAAGTTACCTAATGGCAATAGCTATTATGTACCTACTGTCCGTCTGGATCTGTCCAAGCAGATAAAAACTTCTGATGAGGACAATGCATTGTTCGGCAACCTGTTAGCTTGGGTGACTAACTACAACCAATACATCATGGGTCTATGGAATGAGAATGTACACTCTCACGAGGACGTAGACACTGGTATGGTTGACTCTTTCATCGACATCACTGCTGATGAGAAAGTGCAGTAAGCCATGAATCATAGGGCAGAATTAAAACTGCACCGATTCCTTGAGCAAGCGATTGACGGTGATAAAGTTTTGTCAGACACAAACATCGACAAGATTTGTGATGATATTAAAGAAGCTTTACATCGTCAATTCGGCTCAGACAATTCCCGAAAAGAGTTTAGACTACGCTTGTCTAACTTGGGCAAGCCTACGTGTCAGCTTTGGTTTGAAAAGAATAAACCTGAAGAGGGAGAATCTTTTCCTTCTAACTTTGTTATGAACATGATGTTAGGAGATATAGTAGAAGCTGTCTTTAAAGGTCTATTAAGACAAGCAGACGTAGCATATGATGATGCCAAGAAAGTTTCTTTAGAATTAGATAATGAAACTACAGTAGAGGGTACATATGATATCGTTATTGACGATGCTGTTGATGATATTAAATCAGCATCTGATTGGTCTTACAGGAATAAGTTTGAGTCTTTCGCTTCTCTTGCAGATGGTGATGCGTTTGGTTACATAGGGCAGTTGGCAGGTTATGCCAAAGCTCTTAACAAAAGAGCAGGTGGTTGGTGGGTTATCAACAAAGCCAACGGACAGTTCAAGTATGTACCTGCTGAAGGTATAGACATGAACAAAGAAGTAAAGAAGTTGTCTAGTAATGCAGACGTAGTTAAGAAGAATAAGTTCAAGCGTTGCTTTGAACCTGTTGAAGAAACATTCAGGGGTAAACCCACAGGTAATAAGATCTTAGGAACGACATGTTCGTTCTGTAGGTTTAAGCATCTGTGTTGGAAAAACTTGCAAGAGTTACCATCTATTATGTCTCAAGCAAAAGATCCAAAGATTGTTTCATATGTTGAAATTGGAAAGGAGAAATTAATATGACCAATGATAAAGCAGAGCCAACTTTAGAAGAGATGGCTGAACAAATCTCCGAATTGGAGAAACAACTTAGTGAGATGCGCCAAGCGTATCGTGACAAAAAATATGCAGGTATCCGAATAGCTATGGAAGCTAGGAAATCTGCAGATCAAGCCCTACGAGAAGAGTTAAAAGCTC